GATTATCTAATGGTATGGTGCTAGTTTATAATGCTTCATCATCAAAGTGGGAGGCCACTTTAGAATTAACCCCAGGTAGTACACAAAACTTGGACATCAACGGAGGTAACTGGTAGTCATGGCAAGTAAAATAAGAATTAAAAGGTCTACAGGAACTTCATTATCAGGTTTATCACTAGAATTTGGTGAATTAGCATACACTGATGGTGTAGGAAACCACGGTAATAGTGGTTATAGGGTATTTGTTGGAGATGCTGCTAATAATATTGATGTAATTGGTGGTAGATATTATACTGACATGCTATCACTTGAACCAGGAAAAGTAGCAAGTCAAGTAAACCCAACAACTCCAGCAAATGGATTTGTTGCAATATGTGATGAAAGTCGTAAGGTTGATCAATGGAATGTAGATAATTTAACTTTAGATGGTAATACATTATCATCAACAAATAGTAATGGTGATATTATATTGGATCCTGCTGGTACAGGAGAAATTGTTGTTCCTGATGATACCTTCCTTACTTTCGGAACAGATAAAAATAGTAAGATAGAATATAATGAAAATGGAGATGATAAAGTTCATATAACTGGAGCAACTTGGGTATTTGATAATTTATTACAACAACCTGGTGGTGCTAGTTTTGGTAGTGTTGGGATTTCCTCTAATGTAATATCAACATTATCTGGAAGTGGAGATACATTATTCATTGATCCATATCCCGATGGATTAAGTAATGAAGGTACTGTAATAATTAAAGGTGATTTGCAAGTTGATGGTACAACTACTACAGTAAACTCAACTTCAGCTACTGTTAATGATGCTATCTTGGCAGTTGGTGATGTTACTAGTACCAGAACTGTTATGGCAGCAGTTGCATCTGGTGTTTCTACAGTTACTGTTGATTCTGTTGTTGGAATTAATACGGGAGATTTATTATCTGCATCCAATCTTCCAAATTCTGGTGTAACTACTGTTACTTCTTACAATGCAACCAGTAAAGTAATTACATTTAATGGGACTACTACTGCTGGTATTACTACTACCACTCAAATAACAGTTACCCATTCATTTGATACTCAAACTGATCGTGGTATTTCTTTCCAGTACAATACTAGCACTGGTTCATCAAATAATAAGAAAGGTTTCTTTGGTTATATTGATAGTGCTGGAGAGTCTGCTAATGGTGGTAACACTAATGTTCCAGAGAGAGCATTTACATATATTCCAGATGCTACTGTAACTAATAATGTTGCTACTGGTGTAAGAGGATTCTTAGATATTAAAGGTATCTATTATCAAGGTGCTAGTGGTGGTGATTGGTCTTCTAGTGGTGCCATATATTTTGATAGTACTGGTAAAATGACTTCTACTGGAACACCTGCTTCTGGTATAAGTACTTCAAATTATGTACTAACTACAACTGATGCAGGTATTCCTGTGTGGACAACAACTTTAGATGGAGGAACTTTCTAGACTTATGAATAGTGACGTTGATGTGAATGTTTTAGTTAATGTATACAATCAAAGAATTGCACAATTAACAAACCAAAACATTTTATTAGAAGCTAAATTAGCATCTTTGACTAAAGATTTTCAAGAAGAGAAAAATCTTTTATTAAAAGCAAATCTTGAAATGCAAAAACAGATTGATGATTTTCCCAAACCAAAAGGAAAAACTAAAGTAGTAGATAAATACCAAGAGGATACGAAGTTCCATGAGTAAACCAAGTACTAGACAAGGATTAATAGATTATTGCTTAAGGAGACTTGGGTATCCTGTGCTAGAAATTAATGTAGATGATGATCAAATTGATGATTTGGTAGATGATGCTTTGCAGTATTTTCAAGAAAGACATTTTGATGGTATAGAAAAAGTATACTTAAAGCACAAAGTAACTGCAGCAGAAAAGGAAATAATAAAAACAGGTATTACTACAACAACAGTTTCTGGTACTCATTTGGGTAGTATTGGTTTTGATGAAGGTCAAAATTATTTACAATTACCAGATACTGTTATTGGAGTTAATAAAGTATTCAAAGTTGATGAAAGTACAATATCTGCTGGAATGTTCAATATAAAATATCAAATATTTTTGAATGATCTATATTATATGGGAGCACTTGATTTATTAAACTATGCACAAACAAAACAATATTTGGAAGATTTGAGTAGAATTATCACTCCAGATGTACAACTTAGGTTTAATAAAAAGAGGCATAGATTATATCTTGATATAGATTGGGCAAATATACCAGATGATAATTATTTTGTATTTGATTGTTTTAGAATAGTTGATCCATCTTCTGCAACTGATGTCTATAATGATTTTTGGTTGAAGAGATATTTAACTGCTACTATTAAAAAGCAATGGGGTAGTAATCTTATAAAGTTCCAAGGAGTTCTTCTTCCTGGTGGAGTAGCATTGAATGGTAGAGAAATATATGATGATGCAGTAAAGGAAATAGAAGAGATAGAGAAATCTCTCAGGGAAGAGTATGAACTTCCTCCAATGGATATGATAGGATAATGTTATGCCACTCAATCCTTATTTTCTACAAGGTTCTACTACAGAACAAAGATTAGTTCAAGATCTTATCAATGAACAATTAAAGATGTTTGGGCAAGATGTTGTATATCTTCCTAGACAAATTGTTAATAAAACAAATATTCTTAATGAAGTAACAGCATCAAAATTTGATGATGCTTTTAGAATAGAAGCATATTTAATGAATTATGAAGGATTTGAAGGTTCTGGGGATATACTTACAAAATTTGGTGTTCAAACTACTGATGCTGTTACTTTTGTAATATCAAAGGAAAGATATGAGGATTTTATTACTCCCTTTATTGGAAGTGATACAGAATTAACAACAAGACCACAAGAAGGTGATTTAATTTATTTTCCATTAGATAATACAATATTTGAAATTAAGTATGTTGAAGCAAAGAAACCATTTTATCAGTTAAATAAACTCTATGCATATACTTTAAGTTGTGAAGTATTCGATATGGCACTTGATGAGCAAATTGATACTGGTATTGAAGCAGTAGATAAGGCAGCTGTAGAGTTCGGATTTACTGTTACTCTTGCTATGGTTGGTTTAGGTGCAGATACCGCTACAGCAACTGTACAAAAAGCAACAACACCTTCTGGATTGAATAGTGGATTTGGACTTGGTTATATTGATTTGATAAATGATGGAACAGCATATCAAGCACCACCAAGTATTGGTATTTCTACTGCACCTGTTAATGGTGTAAATGCAACTGCTGTTGCTATTATGACTAGTCGTACTGGTCAAACTGGAACTTCTATTGATAGGATTTTGTTGGTAAATCCAGGTTTTGGATATACTGCTCCTCCAACAGTTACTATTACTCCAGTTAATGAATATGGATCTGGTGGTATTGCTACCGCAGTACTTTCTGATGGTGGTTTAAGTGCATTTAATATTACTGATGCTGGTTCACAATATGGTACTGTACCAACTGTTTCTATTGGAACTGCTCCAGCTGGAGGTGTAAATGCAACTGCAGAAGCATTCTTGAATACAAATAATGAAATTGCTGTTATAAGATTCACTAATGCTGGTGCAGGATATACTGTAGCACCAACTGTAACTATTGGTTCTCCAGCAGTTGGAGTAGCACAAACAGGAGATTATCTCTTCAAAGAAATGGTAAGAGGAGTTGGTTCTGGTACTACTGCATTTGTTCAGAATTGGGATCATGATGATAGGATACTTAAAGTAACTAATCTTAGTGGAAACTTTATAGAAGGAGAGAAGGTTGTTGGTATTGGAACTACATTAAATGGATCTGATGCTCAATACATAGTTAAATCAATATCAAATCAAGATGAAACTGATTTATTTGGGGATAATAACCCATTTGAAACAGAAGCAGATGCGATTCTAGACTTTAGCGAAAGGAATCCATTTGGTGAATTCTAAATAGTTTGTATAGGTAAACAACATTATGTTAGGAACGTATTACTACCACGAAATAGTTAGAAAGACTATCATAGCATTTGGTACTCTTTTTAATACTATTGATATAAGACACACAAAGCAAGATGGTAGTGCTTATAGCACTATGAGAATTCCTATTGCTTATGGACCTAGAGAGAAATTTCTTGCAAGATTAGAGCAAAAACCAGACTTACGTTCAAGAAATGCAATAACATTACCAAGATTGGCATTTGAGTTGACAAGTATTCAATATGATAATGAAAGAAAGGTTTCTACAATGCAAACCTTTAAAGCAAATAATAAAGTTGGAACAAAAGTTGCTAGAAAACTTTTTATGCCAGTACCATACAATCTTGGATTTAGATTGGATGTAATGACACAATACAATGAAGATTCATTACAAATTGTTGAACAAATACTTCCATATTTTCAACCATCATTAAATTTAACTATAGATTTAATCGAATCTATAGGAGAGAAAAGAGATATACCTATGGTTTTGAATAATGTTAATTTTGATGATAATTATGAAAGTGGAATGGAGGAAAAGAGAGTTATAACCCACACATTAGAATTTACTGCAAAAACATATTTGTTTGGTCCAGTTCCTGATAGTTCTAGTGGATTAATTAAAAAAGTTATTGTTGATAAGCATACAGATTATGAAAATACTAAAACTGCATCTAGACAACTTCGTTATATTGCTGAACCTAGAGCACTTAAGGATTACAATAATGATGCAACTACAAAATTAGTTGCTGATATATCTGCAACCAAGACAATATTTAATGTTGCTGATGCTACTGCACTTGTAGTTGATAGTTATATTGACATTGATGAAGAATTGATGTATATTACTAAAATTAGTGGAAACACTTTAACTGTAAGAAGAGGTGAAGATAGTACCACTAAATCAGTTCATCTCATTGATTCTGCTGTTAATGTTGTAAATGCTGTAGACAATGCTGCACTTGAACTTGGTGATGACTTTGGATTCAGTGAGCAAAGAATTGATTTTGCTGATGGTAGAGTATGGAGTCCTACAAAGGGAACTGACGTATGAGTAAATTTGATGCTATAGACAATGCTTTAGACATTGAAGTTGTTAAGGAGGCCGAAGATACTCTGAAAAGAGGAAAAGAGCAACTTAAAAAATTAGAAAAAGGTAAGGATAATCGTACTCTTGATTATGAATATACAAGAGGAAATCTTTATTCTTTAATTGAAAAAGGTCAAGAAGCACTT